AGAACAAGTAAATAATATGCGCCCTGAAGACTTGGTGAATATGGTAAAGGGATTAGGTTTTAAAGTATTGACAGAAGAGCAGCTAAAGGCTGAAATAGCCAAAGCTCCACCGACGCATGTATCAACAATCGAATCAAGAATAATGATCGAAGAATTGGAAAAGCGTGGTGATATAGTTGTTAATAATGAACCTGTAAACGCAGAAAACGTAGATGGTGTTATAGAAAAAATGCAGGAAGTGTTTAATGTAAACCCAAAACAACTAAACAAAGATGAATTAGTGCGTTTAGGCAAAGAGAAGTACGGGATACATTTAATGGCGTCATGGAAAGAAGATACTTTAATAAGTAAAATTAAAGAAGCTATAGAAGAATCTAAAGAAGGTTAAAATGGCAACAACAGGTGATATAATTAGAAGTGCTATGCGAAAGATAGGCGTATTAGATCCGGGTGAACCATTGCCACCAAATGAAGGTGATGACGCACTAGAAACATTGCGTCAAATGGTTGACTATTGGAGTACTCAACACTTGCTAATACCAATAACAAGCACTGTGATAATGCAACTATATGCAAATGAAGCAGAGTACACTATAGGATTTTATCCTGAGCCTGTGCCAGTACCTTTGCCTTTAAATCATACTGAAACGGCTAGACCTAAACAAATTCTAGCCGGATTCATTAGGGATAGTTCGGGGACGGATTATATTCAAGAAATGATTAATGTTAAACGTTATTTTAGTGTGAGTCGGAAAACCAATGCTTCAAGACCTACACGGTTTTACGTGCAAGAAGGTTGGCCGCTTAACACAATTATATTTGAGTCATTGCCATATGCAGATGAAACGATGCATATAGAAGTGCTTCAGCCTCTTTCCGAAGTTTTAAAAACAGCATCTTTAACAGAGGTTATTAACCTTCCAGAAGGATACGAACGCGTATTAACTTATAATTTATGCTTAGACTTGGCAGATGAATATGGAAGACCTGTTTCAAATACAGTTGCGGTTAGTGCAGTTGATGGGTTGAAATGGCTGAAAAGAAACAACGCGAAAGCATTAACATTAATTGCAGACAGGCAGTTAATATCTCGCAACAGAGGAAATGGAACCTACATTATAACGCAAGGTCCGTAACCGATTATGGTGGGCCGGAAAAGAAATAAATGAGAAATAAGTTATGCAGAGACAAATACCTTTAGTAGGAACAACAGCCGAAAAATCAATTTCTGGTCATGAGTTATTGGTAAATGTATACCCAAAGAAAACGGATGGTTCTAAATATCCATTTAATTTACGAAATACACCCGGATTAGCTTTTTTCCTAGAATTGCCAACTTTCCCAGTAAAGGCACTTCATTTCAATAAAGGACGTGGTTTTGCAGTAACGCCTACAAAGATGTATGAAATCTTTGAGAATGGTTCATTTGAAGAGCTTGGTGATGTAGACCTTACAGGTCGTGTCGTTATGGAGGATAACGGGATACAAGTTGTTATGGTAGATGGGAACAAGGGTTTTTATTGGGATGCAACAACAAATGAAATAAATGAGTTTTCGGGTGATGGTTGGTATCCTGCAAGAACTGTTACGTATCAAGATGGCTATTTTATATTCGAAAGAAAAGACACAGGGCAATATTTTATATCAGATTTATTAAGCGTGAATTTAGACCCGCTTAATTTTTCAACTGCAGAAGGACAGCCAGATAATTTAGTGGGTGTATTGTCTGATCACAGAGAGGTATTTCTTTTTGGTACAGAGACGATACAGATTGTTTATAATTCCGGTGCAGCAGATTTCCCTTTTGAGGTAAACCAAGGTGCATTTATAGAAAAAGGATGTCCAAGCCCTTATAGCATAGCAAAGTTAAACAATACAATATATTTTATCGGTTCTGACCTAATGGTTTACCAAATGCAAGGATATGTACCAGTAAGGATAAGTAATAATGCTGTAGAGGCATCAATGCAAAACGTAAAATTAGATGATGCGTTTGCTTATACATACCAAGAATCAGGACACTTGTTTTATGTATTAACTATACCAGAACAAAATATAACATGGTGCTATGACGTATCAACAGGAGCATGGCATATAAGGCAATCATATGAGTTTGGTCGTCATGCATCTAACTGTACAATGTTTTTTAAGAGCAAAACGCTTGTTGGTGATTTCCAGAATGGAAGAATATACCATATGGCAGACAATTACTATATGGACGATAAAGATCCTATTATAAGAGAATTTGTATTGCCGACAGTAAATAACGGGCGAGAAAGAATATCGATAGGTAGTTTAGAGTTTGATATGTCGACAGGAGTGGGATTGACAAAAGGGCAAGGAGATGACCCAAAAATAAGAGTTTATACATCAAAAGATGGTGGAATTACTTATAGTCAAAACTTTAAAGATGGTCGCATTGGGAAAAAAGGGCAATACTATACACGAGCAAAAGTGAATCGCTTTGGTATGTCGAGGCAGTTTACCTTTAAAGTAGAAATATCCGATCCAATACCAATAGATATTGGTGGTGCATGGGTGGAGGTTGAATAATGACAACTAAAAATCAAGTGTCTCAACCGCCATTGATTTCACCAGTTGTAGACTCATTTGGAAAACTTACAAAGCCGTGGTCAACATGGTTTAGAGACTTATATAAAAGAACAAGTTTTAAAGGTGGGAATGCTATAGATGAAAACACAGAAGCAAACAAAACAATAGAAAATGATCTTGTCGATACTAACGCGTCTCTTGATGAAACTATAGATGCAGTAAATATTAATATTGTAGATATTGCTGTAAACGAACAAGATATAAAAAACAATTCCGATAGAATCGAAGCAAATGAAGATGACATAGCTATTAATATACAAGACATTAGTGATGAAATTGCCCGTGCGACAGATAGAGAAGATGAAATAAATGATATATTAAAAACTCAATATCAATGTTTTAAAAACGGTACACAAACAACAACTAATTCCTATGTTGCATTAACAGGATGGGCGGAAGATAAAAACATCGGAGGATTTACTCTGAATTCTGGCAATGGAACTATTGAATTTGACAATGATGGAGAATACGAGATTTCAGTTTGGTGCATCGGCGATGATGCGGGAGGCCTAGCGGATTCACAATTAGATATTAAATTACAGAAAGACCCACTAGGTGTTGGTAGTTTTGCTGATATTGTAGGAGCAAAAGACAGTCAATTTATAAATAAAGATGCAACTATAGATTTAGGATCTGCACAAATAAATAACTTTCAACTAACGGTCGTTGCAACAGACTTAATTAGAGTTATGATACAACATAAAGGCAGTGCGGTTGATGTACTGTCTAATAATGCAAGATTATCCATTAGGAGAATAAGTTAATGGGAAAAAATGTAAAAATAAGTACAGAAAAGTCTGTAGATATTTTAGATATGGTATCAATAAACGACATTGAACAACGCCGTGTTAAATTGAATAAATTAGAATTATTGATGAATAGTTGCGAGCAAGTTGATGTACCCGTTAAGCATAGGTTTTCTGGCGGTATCTACGCAAGGGAAATAGTCATACCCAAAGGTACTCTATTAGTAGGGAGAATACATAAATTTGACCACTTTGATATGATGATATCGGGCGACATTTTAGTATCAACAGATACAGGAGAACACAAAAGGCTTTCTGGGTTAAATATAATGGAAGGAAAATCGGGTAAAAAAAGAGCGGGTTACGCTTTAGAAGATACTCATTGGATTACATTTCATAATGTTGAGGAAAGAGATCCAGAAGAAATGTATGAACATATAACTTGTGGCTCATTTGAAGAATTGGATAAATTCAATAAAGATTTAAGTAACGCATTAAAACAGTATGAAGAAGAAGAAAATATATTAAAAGAAGCAGCAAAACATATATTAGAAAAAAGCGAGGTGTAATGTGTCAGCAATAGCAACAGCCATTGTGGGGAGTGCTATAATAAGTACGGTCGCAGCGGTCAAGGAAAGAGAAGCTCAGCAAAAAGGAGTAGAGAAAGGGCTGGCCGCAGAAGAAAGAATAGCCGACAAAAACCTAGCATTCCAAAGAGAAATGGCAGAACAAATAAGGGGAGATTTCGAACCTTGGAGAACAAGTGGACAAAGAGCTTTAGATGCAATATGGGAAGGCATAGAAAGCGGAGCCTTTGAAGTAGGAAATATAAACTTAGAAGATGATCCGGGGTATCGTGTAAGAATGCAAGAAGGCGTTGAAGCTTTTGACGCGAGTGCAGCAGCAAGGGGGCGTTTGCTTTCAGGCGCGCAACAAAAAGCGTTAACTCAGTTTGGACAAGAGCAAGCATCAAAAGAGTATGCGAACGCATATGCAAGAGAATTACAAAAACGCCAACAAAGATACAATATTTTATCTGGATTGTCTGGACAAGGACAGGCAAGCGCAGCAAGACAAGCGGGAGCGACATCACAACTAGCAGCTACAGGTGGGAATATAATGTCTGGCCTAGGAAGGTCTCAAAATATTGCAGCCCAAAATATTGGAAGTATACGGGGTAGTGGTTATAGAGACACGGCAAACACATTGAATCAAGCAGCCCAAAACTGGTTAACATATAGTGGTAGTAGACCAACAAACCCTGTATAGAAAGAAGGTGACATATGGCTAATAGATATGGAATTGATATAGGAAAAGCGTTTGCTGATATAGAATCTATAAAAGGCGCAAGAACGAGAAATAGATTGGCAGAACTAAATCTGCAAGAAGCAGAACGATTAGCAGCAGGAAGGCCAGAGCGAGAGCGTATGGCGAGAGAGCGAAGAAGCAAATTAGCAAGTTTAAGAAGTGATGTTGTTTCAGGAGATCCAGAATTGGCTCAACAAGCAACTAGGCAGTTGTTAGCAATTGAGCCAACAGAGGGAGCAAAGTTTATAGATGCAGTGGCAAAAATGGATGAAAGAAAGCTAAAAGTTGCTCAACAAAATGTAGAAGAGATGGGAAAAATGTCTTCTTATGTTCTTGCGGGGGAAACACCCGAGGAACAAAATAGAAGATACACTATGATGCTCGGAACATTGCCTAAAACAGCAACGGCAAAAATGCCAAAGAAATATGATCCTAACTTTATGGAGTTGTCATTAGCAAAAGCCCAATCAATGGCGTCAATATTAGAGAATCCTAAGTCTGTTCGAATGGGTGGAGAAGATGTACTGTTTAAAGGTGGTAAAGAAATAGCTCGTGCGGCGAGACCAGGCGGTCAAGGCGCAGGAGGTTTAAAACCAGCTGACGAAAGCTTTATTAGTCGTGAAGTTGTACAGCTATTGGGTGGGTTTTATGACCCAGCAACAGGCGAACTAAGACTAACAGATGAAAGCTTGTTAAGTAAAGCGCAAGGCATTAAAACAGAAGCCGCAAGAATCTTTTTAGAAAGTGGTGGTCAAATAAGCCGTTCGGAAGCAGTAAAGCGAGCCGCTAAAAATTTTGGCGAACAAGTTTTAGACCCGACTACAAAAAAAGATGAAATAAAAAAATATTTGGATTATTTAAGATAAAAGGTTTTTATGATTCCATTAGAGCAAGATTTAAATGTAAATCAAGACTTAAAACCAAAAGAAACGGTAGATCAATATAGAACACGTATTGTAGGAAATATAAAGAGTGGTGTAATCCCATCTCATGTAGCTAAAGATCCAAAGTTTTTTGAAGCATTTAAGGCTAAAATGGATTCAATGAAGGCAGAAGAAGTAAGGCTTCAACAACCAGAGACCATACAAGAAGTTCAGCAAGTAGAACCCGTGCAATCTATAGAAAGACCACCTGAACAAAAAAGCATGTTAGAGTTAATAGTAGAGGCAACGTATCCCGGTATTCAGAAAGGAATAAATATACTTAAAGGTGCGGGAGAAAGAACGGGAGAATTATTAGGCTCATTGGTGGAAACTAAAGATATAGTTCAGAGAGATGTAAAAGAGTTTTTAGGTATAGACAAATTAGGTGGGTTAGTAAAGCAAAAAGGTGACATATTACCTACATATTACACCACAGAAGAATTAGACGCATTTATAAAAGAAAAAGGAATCATAACGCCAGAAAAGGTCACTGCAAAAGCTTTAAAAGATCTTGATTTAGGATATGAAGAACAAAAAACATGGGAAGATGTCAAAGAATCATTTTCAAAAGGCGGTGCTTTAAGCGGTACAGCATACGGGGATGTTTTTGAATATGGATTAGAGCAAGGAATAAAATCAATTCCAGATATGGCAATGGCAGTAATTTCTTTGCCTGCATATATATTTTCACGATCAGGTGAAATAGGAGAAGAACGAGCTAAAAACAAAGGGAAAGAAAAAACAGAATTAAAGGATGTGTTAGAAGCTGCGCCATTTGCAACTGCATCAGCATTATTTGAACGATTGGGTGTGAAAGGGATGTCCAAAGCAGCACAGGAAACCTTTGGAAAAGAAATGCTCAAATCTGGCTTTGATAGCTATGCAAAAGAATTAGCAAAAGCCGGTGCAAAAGGGATGACAAAAGAGGCGTCCACTGAAGCCATACAAGAAGGGTTGATTGAATATGTGGGTGAAAAGCTAGGGACGGAAGCAGAGTTAAGTTTTAAAGAGGGATTAGATAGAGCGGCGGGTGCAGCAGTAGCAGGAGGTTTGTTTGGTGGCGTAGCAACAACTGCAAGTAAAACCGTAGGAGATCTAAAGAAAGATGTTGAGGGGCAAGTAAAAGAAGTAAGGTTGCCAATAGAAGAAGATGTCCAAGAGGCAGAACTAGAATTTAAGAAAGATGATGAAGCAC